CTGTAATGCCCCCACCACTTTTTAAACGAACATTATGTATTATTCCTCTGTTTAAATCTATTTGAGATACATCTACACCGGCTAAATCCCCCGGTCTAAAACCCCCATACATCTGCATACCTAAAGCTGTTTTAAAGTCACCGGTTAAACCTGTTAATGCACCAGTCATTTTAACATGAAAATCATTTGGATAATTCTGTACTTTTATTTGATCTTTAATACTTACATACATACCACCTAAAACATTAAGTCTTTTTAAAATAATAGAATTAGCTTTTTGATCTGTACTTTCACTAAAAGCTCTACCTATAGATGTCTTATTACTGGTAGGATTTTTTGCATCAAAGAACCCTTGTTCAAAACCTACATTATTAAAAGCATTTTTTAATAATGCTAACAGGTTTTGCATAGGTCCTTTTACTTCTTTACCATTTTTTATAGACTTAATACCCTCACTAGAAATTACTTTTAATAAAGCTGCTCTACCTTCAGTAGTTCCAAGAGGTCCTGCACTTAATTCTTTCATAGGTACGTCTAAAATATTTGTTATACTTTTTACATCTACGGGAATTTTTTCTAAACGTGCTATAATTCTTTTTATCTTATTAATTTCTTGCATAGCACTTGTTCGTATTTTTTTGTTTGCTTCATTTACTCCTTCATAGTCTACACCTGTGACAGTAGCTTCAAATACTTTAAGTCTATTATCTAATGTTTGCCTAAGAGTTTGGTCTTGTAGTTCCATTGTTAATATCCAAATGTTTGGTCTTGGGGTTCATACTTCTGTGTGTGTCTTGACATCCTATGCGTACTGTGTACATTTACTAAAGTTCTACTCATTACCATGTATCTTAACGCATCGTAAGCATGGTCATCAGCTTTTGTATCCACATCTTCAGGATTGGTTTTGGACAAGGGCAGTGTAGGCAAAGTCCTAATAAGATTATTACAATTGGAAAAAATACGTACACGAGGATTTCCATAGTCGTCACAAGCTAACCTTCTGTGTACTTCTATTTTTCCTGACATACGGTTTCTGTCTGATGGTATCCATCTTACTCCCCTTCTGATCATTGTTTCTGCTATGCTAGGGCCTAGTCCTGTTCTGTTCCAACAGGAAGCATCTAAAACTGTCAATTGCATTGGGGGATCGTCTTTTTCAATCATGGCTATAGTATCACCTAGTCGTTCTCCTGTAAATCCCTTAACGTATAGCTCTCTGTATATCCAAATATTATTATCCCAATCTATTGCACCCCAGAGTATACAAGAAGGACTACTGTATCCATAATCTCCTGATCTTACTCTTGCCCATCCTTCTGGAATTTCAAAAGGATCAGAAACATGCATACTTTTACTAAACTCTGTAAAGGCTGCACCTTCGGCTACATCCCAATCTCCTTCAAGGAGTCTTTTTCTTTCTACTTCAGGCAGAGACATCAACATAGCTTCATATTGACCATCATCAAACAGATAGGGATTATCTGTCAACCTAGCAGGAACAAATTTTCTTAGGAACAAAGGTTCCCCTGCTCTATTATGTTTAGGAGGATACTTTAGTATCTTTCCATCATCAAAATCTCTAGCCCAAAAAGGATCTCCCGGTGGAGCATGGTCTAGATACATTTTCTTTACCCACCAGCCCCCAACACCTCCGGGATTTGCTGTGCAACGCATATACATGCCTAATGCTGGGTCTGTTGTTCTAAGTCTAGACCGTAAATAGTTCCATACGTAAGGAGTAGGGTAGTTAGTTATCTCATCTATGCCTATCCAGTTAAAAGCTTGTCCTTGGTACCTTGTTACGTCTCTATCATCATCTACGTAGGAGAACCATATCTTAGCTCCTGAAGGGAACTCCCATGTCGATTTAGCCTGTTTAAACACTGCTCCGGGAAAGGCCCTTGTATACACTTGTCTACTCTTATCTATAAGCTCTGTTAACTCAGCTAATGTTCTTCTTAGTAATAAACCTCTATGATTAGGGTTTGATGCATCTCTTAGAACATCAGCCAGTAAAGCATAAGATTTACCACCACCAGCAGCTCCTCCATATAATATATCCCTTTCTGGAGACTCTAAAAAGGTAGTTTGAGGCCCTTCATTCGGTCTAAATACAACGTCATGGTCTTTTAGATGGTCTCTAAGTGCTTTTGGTACATTTTTTAGATCATCTGTAGTAACAACGGACTTCCCTCTACCTTTTAGAGCATCATCTATCTTTTTAGATGCCTCCTGAGCCCTTTTTGATACTACTCTGGCTTTTTTAGCTTTGTTTGTAGCCTTTTCAGCATTTCTACGTTTAGTAGAGATACTTTTTTGAGTAGCAAGTTTGGCTCTCATGCGAGATGACCAGTTATATGAGGTTTTTGGTTCCCCTTCTTTCTTTGCTGGTCTACCTCGTTTTTTCTTTTGTTCTTCTATAGGTATAATCCTTTATCCATACGTTTTGTTAAACCCGGATTTGATATCTTTCTTCCTGAAGCTGTAGTTAACCATCGAGATGCTTTAGCTGGGCCTACTGTTCGTACATAATCAAAAGCTTTGTCTAGTAGTTCTAGTTCTTTCTCTACAGGTTCATATGTTTTCTGATCTTCTGATAACTTATAGCCAAAAGGAACAGTAGAGGATGATCTATTTTTGTTTTCTATACCCAAGGAACCTTTGTTCCTCCATGGTACACTCTAGCATGGCCTTCATCTATAAGTTGTTGGCATATATCTACATCTTCTACAAAAGGTAAGCCTAATATCCTACCAAACTTGCCTTTTTCGTCTTTAAACGTCTTTATTATAAACTTTTTCGGAAGAAGTTCTTTAAGCCTAGCTTTAGCAGCCAATCCAAGAGCTTTTTCTTCCAAATTACGGGTTCTCGACTCGGGTGTATTGATTCCGAGTAATCGTACCCTTTCCTTTGATAATATGATTTTAAAACCAAGGTCAATATGTACATCTATTGTATCTCCATCAACTACTCTGTCTAAACTACATCTATATTCGTGCATTCACAATTCCCACATTGGTTTTCTTCTGTACATTCACAGTTTTCACAAGTGCAATCTGCACATTTCCATTCTTTTTTTTCTTCTTCACTCATATTATTGCCCCGTTAAAGGATTTGATAAAGCTCTTTGCAGCTTAACACCAAATCGTTCTTCTAAACTTTTCATTTCCTCTGTTAAGAAGTCTTGTCTTCTCTGTGCACCTTCTTCTAGTGCTGTACGTTTAGAGTCAAATCTATCAGAAGCATGTTGTACTAAACTATTAAGGTTATTTTGTGTATCAGTAATAACTACCTGCATACCCACTTTAACTTCTTCTATTTTGGAATACACATTTCTGTTTAACTCTCTGTTATCATCTACAATCACATCCATAGAGTCTTGTAAACCATACATATCAGCTTTTAGATCTGTTTTAATAGTTCTAACAGAATCTTGAGCAGATGTCAACAATTCTTTTAATGTTTTTAACTCTGTATCTACTCTTTTTTCTAAACTTGTTACTGTTTCGTTGATAATGCCTATCTCTCTGTTAAATCCACTAAGATCAGGCTCTACATATGCTGATATCTGTGCTTCCATAGCTTGCCAACGACCATATACTTCAAATCCTCCCCAGATTCCTCCACCTAGTGTACTCAAAGCTGTAAGAATGGCAATTAGTTTACCACCCTTAAATTTAACTCCTGCAAATTCTACTTCACTACTCATACTGTTGACTTATCATGTTTTCCATTTGTAAACTTGAGCTAACAGATATATAACTGCCTAAAGGATCTGGCAATACAGTGTTTTCATATATTTCTTTTGTTTCATACCAAGAAGGCTGTACTACTGGTATCTGATTGCTGTAAGTAGAGATGTCTGGACCTAATGCATTCACAAGAGCTAGTGTTGTCAGTTGAGATACAGGGTCATAACTACTAGCCATTGCTGTCATTATCCTTTTTGCCTTCTTCTGCTTCTGTACCTGCTCTTTAGTCGGTTTGTCCTCTGCAATCTCTTTCGGTTGCTCCTCAATTTTTTCTACCTTTTCTACTGCAACTTCTATTTCTTCTTTAGGCTCTTCTTTAGGTTCTTGTTTCTCTGTAACAGTTTCTACTACTTCTACTTCTTTAGGTTGTTCTTCTACCACTTCTTGAGTCTGTTGTACTTCTATTTTAGGTTCTGGTTTTATCTCTACCTCTACAAACTCTTTAGTATCCGGCATTTTTATCTCTACAGCATCTACTTCCATGCCTACATTCTCTATTTCTGCTACAGCTATTGATACTTCTTGCATTACTTCATCAAAAGACATGTTACCTACATCCATATCTTGAAACATTGTATCCATACTGGACATAGTATCATGTGGCATATCTAATGGCATGTCATCTACTTCCATATCAGAAGAAAACTCTGCAGTTCCTAAGTCAATATGGACTACCATATCCATATCCTGCATCATACTGTCCATCTCTTGTTGCTGTTCCGGAGAAGAAGACTCATATGTGTCCATCATTTCTAATGTTAAGGACTCACTCATCTGCATAGGTTGTACTATCTCTACCCATGTCTCTACAGCAGTTGTTATTACGTTGTAGTTTACAGTGTAAGCTACGTTGTCAAAGAAATAGTTATTTTTACCACCTACTCTTATAAAAACCTTATCAAGATCTCCTGTAAAGTTTTGTATTCCTGTAAAAGTCTCTGGATTCCCTGTATTTTCAAGGTTTATCTGTCCAGACTCCCATTGTAATATGTTGTCGTTGTATCCTTTAGTCTCAAAGTACCCTGTGGTATTCCCTTGTGAGTGGTACATCTGAAGTTCCCACTCTAAAGCTCCTCCATCAGAGATATGAAAGTCACTTATGTCTACATACTGGTCAAACGTAGTTAGTGTACTGCTTGTTCCTTTACCACACTTGCCTGTGTTAAAATGTGCACTACAATCCGGCATACTAGCAGATCCAATCCCACCCCAATCGGAATCCATGTCCCCTTCGTATTTCTTAGCTACGACACCTGTGTTACTATCTAAAATATTACCTGTTGTTAGGTTTTCTATAATAGTAGTTGTTTTTGTTACAGTATCAATATGTCCTTCACCAAGATGCTCAGTTACTTTTTCTTCTACAGAGGTTTCCCCCGGTGTTAATAACTCAGCTTTACTAGAGAAGGAGTAAAAGAAGAAGGCCACCAAGGCCAATGCCAATGCCGGCAGCTTCCTCTTTGGTAATTTCCACATCTGTAACATTCTCTTTAACCCATTCATCATAATCTGGTCTCTTTTCAGGATTGTCTGCCCATGATTTTGCAGCATCTAATCCTATTTTTCCTTTGTATGGACAGGGGGTGCCTGCCATTTCCATTGCTTGAAATACTCTTGCGTCTTGACAGAGCATGGCTATTGCTCCTACTTTCATTCCCATTCTATACAGCCTAGAAGATAGTTTCATACGTTCACAATTCATATCTCTTATGGCTGTACCACCGGCTAGACCAAATATCTGTGTCTGTATTGCACCGGTAGCAGCAAAGCTGCAAACATCCTGATTGTTTATCATTACGGATGGGGCATTAGCAGTACTTGGAGTTCTGTCAACTGTAGTAGTGCCTGATACGGTAGATGATGTTGAAGTTACTGTATCAGCTGCAAATACACTGATGGACAGCATCAGTATAGTACAGATTATGATACAGTATAGTATTTTCATTACTTATAGTTAGCTTTTCTCATACCACCACCCATAGCATAGGTTTTCTTAATCTTGCCACCATATGCATTTTTATCTTTAACTAAATGTTGCAACTTTTTTATTTTTTCTGCTGTGTCTATATCTTTCATTGAAACACCCATTGCTGCTAATAAAGCTTTAATTTTATCTAATTCTTTAAGATTCATCTACTAGATCTCTGCACAAGCATAGCAATTAATTTCAAGGCCTACAGCTACTTCTTTAAATGTTGGTGTTTTCCACATGGTGTTACTCCTCATTAAATGTTACATTAGGCATAGCTTTCTTTGACGGCATGAGAACCACACCATGCAACAGCCTGCCTTCTATTTCTACTTTCTCTTGCTTTCCCAATCCAACTCTGTCTAATAGAGTCTGGGCAGCCTTCAATCTTAACTCTGCTCGTGGATGTTCTCCCACATCGTTCATTCCTTCTACAACTCTGTGTATTGCTGTTACAGAGTGTGCAGCCATTTCTGTTTTAGCTGCTTCTAGTATCTCATCGGATAGTGTTTTTAACACCATGCTTCTAGATGTTTTAGCATAACCGGCTTTATCTAAAGCTACGTTTATGTTTCCTCCAGATTCAAACAAAGAGCTAAGAAACGATTTCTGTTTGTCTGTTAGCTCTTTTCTCTTCTCTGCTAGTATACCGTTGTGTTGCATTAGTAGTTCCAACTTCCTTTGTATACTCTAGATGAAGATGTATAGTTTTTATCATCATCTACATACTTACCTCTAGTTTTTACAGCATAAGAATCTGTACCTCTTTTTTTCTTTGTTTGGTACTTTCTTTTTTTCATTGTTGTACCTCTGCCTTTAACATCTCCATAAGCAGGGCCTTGTAAAGAATCAGCATTTTTTAAAGATGGTATTCTTTTAAAAAAATAAGGAAGTATCTCTTGGTCTACTGCTTCTTTTACTTGTCTAGTAATTTTTTTCTCATTTTTTATATTATATGGATCTGTACTTTGAGAGTATATATAAGCATGTGCCATATCTCTGTCACCATCTAAAATTTGAAATACAGGATGGTCTTCTCCATATTTTTTTAATAATTTGTTTTGTAAATTTGTATCTTGACTAAGTATAGTTCTCCATTTTGCAAAACCTCTATGTTGTAACTCGTGATCTAATGTGTCTAATTGTGACATAGCAGATTTGTACTTTTCTTTTTCTTTAGATTGTTTTGGTCCATAGATACTTGTAGTATCTCCAAGGTAGCCCCTTCCTTCCATGTACTTAGATTCATAAGACCGTAATCCCCCATAGCTTTTAGGTTGGACACCAACTTCATCCCTTCCACTTATAGGGAAGGATTGGTAGTTATGTGGATCTAATCCTATTACATCTTTAGGTCTAGATGTTGCTTTATACCCTGTTCCTTTTTTTTCTGGCCTGAGTGGGGTTCTATGATAGTCTTTACCATAAGTTTTTTTGGAACCATTTAAAAGCCATAATCTACTTGAACTACCTGCCATTTTTTCTGTATCTGTAACAGTTGCTCCGGGAAGGTTTTTTGCTTTTTGAAAAAACTCCTTTTCAGATTCATTTAGAGGTGCCTCAAATGTCCTATTTCCACTAGGAAAATAAACTCCTTGTACAAAAGGATGAACAGTAGAAGTCTGCACTATTCTTGGTATAGCTGTTCCATAATCAGCACCAATTTTTGCCATAGGATTTAATGGAGAATGCATAAGGTACTCTCCACTACCCATTTGTATATTTTCTTCGGATACACGTACAGGTTTTTTCTTCTTCTTTTTTCCAGAAGTAAGATTATAATTCCATGTTCTTTGTTTAGCCATTAGTAGCCTACCCTTGCTGTACTCAAGTTACTCTGACAGGCATAGGTTCTTCTGTATTCCT